GGGAAATGTATCAAATAATCTAATTCCACCCATTTTATCTACATAAATATACCAATTGCCATCTTCATGGTTATGACCACTTACAAGTTCTAAAGTACTTTTATCAACTGTTGCAATTTCTACACGATCTCCAGTAATTAACGAACCAGAAGAACGATCAACTGAAAATCTTTTTGATCCTGCGTTTACGTCATGCGGATCTAATCTGGTTTGAAGAGAAGATAATAGAGTATCTCTACGAATTTCTACTTCACCACTTTGTCCAAAATAAACAGCCACAATTAAGTACTTAGTTCGTCAGTTGGAGCACCATCAGCTTCCCACGTAAAATCAACAGAAGAAATTTCTCCTACAGAACTACTCATAGACACACCTGTTATATAAGCACTAAACGTAAGTTGTCTTGCATCTGTCGCTGATCCTGCTGATTCTTCTAATCTACATATCAACGTAACTTTATCTGATTCAGTGCCACTAGCTTTTATAGCTGCTGTTAATAAATCAGTTACGTTAGGTGTTGCAGTAGAAGTAGCTGTATAGTAATAAGCTCTTGCACTACCTGAATAACTTCTAACTCCTGGCTTTATTGTTCTATCCGTATCACCCATTGCTGTGATCTCAAGAATAGACATGGACTGAGAAAAACTCCAACTTTGTAGTTGGCCTACCTCAGAACCTCCTACCAGCAAAGCCCCGTCTTTTCCGCTAAAATAACGTCCCACAGCCCTAAATCAAAAACATTACTTTTATTATATAGGCGCATCCAAACAAGCAACAAAACTACAACTCACATTACTCAAACCTTTAAAGGTACTTGTAACAGAAGGAGGCCCAGAATAACGCCATTTTAAACCTGATCCACCCGTTTCTCTCATATAATTACGAAGATCTGAAGGCTCTATTCCTGACGTAGCAAAACCACGATTAAACGTTACATAATTCCAATCGCCATTAACCTGTACATAATTATCTAAAATCAAAGCAGCGTCAGCATCAGAAATATTAGAAAAACCTAATTGCAATGTGGCATTTACTCGTTTGTTACCGTAACGCAAATGTGTCTTTGTACCATCTAACGATTCAAAATCTGTACTTGGATACGTCCCAGGGGAATAACTTCTGGAAGTTGGTTTGATAGTAGGAAATTGTTTTTCTATTGCCATTGTTTTTAAGCGAAAGCGAAACGTCCGTTACTATTCCATCCATTTAATATAGCTAATTTGCCATCTTTTCCATTACCAATATCAATTAAAGGTACATGAGAACCTGATAGTTCAATCAAACCGTCATCTCCAAATGTAATACTTTCAACTTTATAACATTGATTGGTTTTTTCGTCTTCTCGAATAGTAAACAACGATCCAGCATAAGCAGCTAACACATTTGAACTATTGAAATTTACGTTTGTAGCAAATTGAACTTCATCTTCGTTTGAGTTCCAATAATAAATATTATGTGAACCTGTAATCGTATCTTTACTTACGACTTTACCTCCTTCAAGAATAGCTCCATTATTAAATCTACTTGTATGCTGCGTTGTCGAAAATACTCTTATATAGTCTCCTGGTTGTAATCCTTCTATATAATGAGGAGCTGTTTTAAACGTAATTAAATGTGTTGTTTTTTCTCTTACACTTAAAACATATTTACCAAAAGTTTTAGCGTGTTGTTCACTTGTACAAAAACCACTTAAATCAAAAGTTTCAACAGGATCATTGTTGTGATTGTTTCCAGCTAATTTAACTACAATTGATTTTGTTTCTGTAAAACCATTTATTGTTTCGTGTCTATATAAAATATTTGCTTGAAATGTTTGCCTGTCTTCTGGAGCAAGATAAGAAACATTTAAGTCATTAATATTTCCATCAGTAAATAATGCACTAATTTTAATAGCTTGATCTGGATCAATTTCATAACTACCGCCTTTATATGGAACAGAAGGTTTAAGACTAAACTTACCTCCAATAATTGTAAAATCTAATAAACAATAAGTAGCTTGTTCAAATATAAATTCTCTTAAGTTAACTTTATTTGAGATCATTCCGTCCCAAAATAATTTATTTGCTTTACAAAATTGTGCTGCTTCTTTCATGTCTCCTTTACCTGTTGTTTTGTTATAAGCAACAGAATTTGTATTAATAATTGATCCTGCTCCTATTGTTTCATCAGTTAATAACGCATACGCAATATCTGGAAATAAATGTGTTGGACCGTCTGAGTTTTCTATTAAACGATGAACTTTAATTCCTTTTTTAATGTAAGCAGAAAACTGACTAAAGTTTGTCCATTCTTTTGAACTATCTATTTGTAATGCTGCATACGCTAAATCGTTATATGTAGAACTTGTATCTTCTACTATTTCATTACAATAAACAATTTCATGCTCTGGCCCATCTAAATGACTTGATTGATCTCCATTAAATAACCAATGATCAGCAGCAGCATCATAAGAATTTAACTCTATACCTTCAACAGGAATACGATCAAAACCTTCTACAGTAACTGTAAATCTTTGAGCTGGAAGAACAACATCTGATTCATCATCACTTGGATCAATATCTATTCTCGGAATAACAACTATTTCGTTATTTGTATAACCAGAACCAGTCCCTACAATATATGACCATTCAGCATAAGTTTGTTCAGTGCTTCTGTTATGCCAAAGATTTAATCTTACTTTAGCTGTACCAGTGCTTCCGTCTTCATCTTCAAGAAAAACATCTCGTGGATAAGCAGTTCCATTATCTAATATTACTTGAGCAGATTCAACTTCTAAAGTTTCTTGTTGACGTACATAATATAAATCTGGTCTTCCCTTTGGATAACCCGTAACAATAGGATGTCCGTAGCCTGGGTCACTAGAATCCTGTCCTGAACCAGGGATGCTTGGATCAATAACTGGATACATTTTTCCACCTAAACCATTAGCTTGTTGAGAATAATGAAACTCAACTCCAGTTACAGTTTTTCCTCCACCAAAAACAGCAGGTACATCTTCTTCGTTATACGCACCAACAACAACATTTCCCCATGCAGGGCCAGATTTCTGATCTCTATTATCTGGAGCGTGATCAGGATGTATATATAAATTAAATAGTAATGATGTCCCTGCTCTTAAAATTAAAGTATCATTTGGCCCTTGAAAAGTAACGCTGCTATAAGATCCTGAGTTTCCTTCTCTATAAATACTTGTACCATTAGCTGCATTAAATCTTGTCCATTGTGTTTGACTTTCTCCAGTATATTTAAGTAAAGGAGCACTACTATCGCTACTGTATTGACCAACAGGATTATTTTCTCCTGTTGAATTTATATTTTTAATAATACCTGCTGTTGATAATCTTGATGTAGAACCAGTGTATGCAGGATCGTTAGGATTAGTTATATCTGAATTACCTAAATTCCATTCTGCATTACTTAAATCTTCTTTCGTTAAGTTTAATTCTCTATTCCCTGCAAATTTAACAATAATATTATTAATTGTAGAACTAAAAGTTTTTATATCTGTATCAGAAAAAGCATTGTTTGAATTTAAAAGATTAACTTTTATACTGTTATTACTAATAACTGTTTTAATAACATCTGCTCCAGACCAAGGTATAAATCTATATTCATGTTGGATTTTAGGATGTTTAATCCTTATGTAATTGTATTGAAATTCAGGGCTGCTTCCTTTAACACAGAACAAACCACTATGTCCTGAAACTTGAGAAGGCTTAGGAACAACATCTTCCCAATTATCTGTTCCTGATTGTCTTAACTGAAGCTTGAAAAAACTATATCTTTTAATATATTTATTAACAGTACCTAGTGTTAAACTAGACTTGCCTTTATAAATATCATCTAAAGCTTTTTCTGTTGGCTTGCTATTTACATTTGCAAAATTTATCTGTTTAAATACTTTAGATTTAAGTCCTATTTCTGTAATATCACAATCTCTATTGTCAGAAACCGTTCCAATAGCAGCTTTTTGAAGCGTATATGTTATTGCTGGATCGTTTAAGTCATTATAGTATTGTTCATAATAAAACTTATCAGATCTACCGTAAAGTTCAAAATATTTACCAGTATTGTTATACCACTCTGGATTATTAATATGATCTCCTAAATGATTATTTGGAGTGCATTGTATTCTACCTTTTTCAAGAACAGTAAACTCATAAGATCTATCACTTGTGCCATTCTCCCAAGGCGTTCCAGAAGCAGAAGTACATCTAACTAAGGCTGTTCCAAGCAAATACTGTTCGCCAAAAGAAATATCATCATCAGCCTTTTCTCTCATTGTTTGACTTATTGCATTAACATCTTCTACTCCATGTTCCATATAGCCAGGATCATTTCCTCTTTTATCTTTCCAATCAAGTTGATAGGCTCTTCCTCCTTTAGGATTGTTTGGCCCACCTATTACTTGATAAAAGATTTTTGCATTTTTAGGTATATCTTGATTGCCTAGTCTTACTTGAGCTGCATTGGCAGACCCAGTATTTTCAATTTTTATAAACCCTGCTCTTGCAGGCCATTTACCTACATTTTTTCTTCTTTTAGCAAGTGTATTTCTTGCTGGTGGAACTGTATCATCATCTAATTCTGGTGATATACGAAGCAGCTCATAAGGCAATCTAAAATAAGTAGCATTAGGAATAGGATTACTTACACCAAATATTGCTTGAGTTGTAGGATTTCGTGTTCCTGAAAACCATTCTCGATTATTAATTTTAAATTTTTGTTTATTAGTTGCACTACCTTTTGTAATAAAAGGAATATTGTCACCAATTGGATTTGAAACATAAAATTCTTGATGGATTTTCTGTTCGTTATAGTTATGTAATAACAAATCACCTATTGCGTAACCTTTAAATTCTGGTCTTTCTGCTAACTCACCTAAAGAAAACATTCCTAATATTTTTAACTGCTGGTAACGACCCAAGCTAATTATCTGTGACCATAAAAGTTGAGAGTTAACTCTTATTCCACCAAAGCCATCTTCATCATTAAAATTTGCAAAAACAAGAGGAATAATATCTCCTAAGTTTGCTAACTCTTGAACACTATTAAAACTAAATTGAGGAGCAAACCTTCTCGTACCAGCAATATCAGCCGTTCTTCTACTTGAACCCCTACTTGTATCTGGTCTAGGTGTTAACAAGTATGCAATAACACTTAAAGCAACACCAACAGCTACTTGCCCTAAAAGGGTTAATCCAGCAGCATTGTAAAGAGCAAAAGCACCAGCAGCAGGGCCAGCAAATATCTCAGGAACTAAACCATAAGCTGCTGGTCTTTCTTTTGACTTAGCTGCTACTTGTTCAACAAATTCCAATACTCTTCTTCTGTTATTCCAAGGAGGTTGCAAAGATCTGCTTCCGTTGG